TGAATCTTCTATAGTTTTTCTCCTAGTAATAGGAGTTTTATTTACGCTCATGGGTTTGACCCAGGGCGCCTCCGGAATCAGTACGCATAAGAAGCTCGATGCGCTATGTGCTGCTGGACGGTATCCAGATGTAATTGTGTTGATGGAGGAAACCGCTTGCGGGAATACCCTCAACCAATCTCTGACGTCCGGTGGATTGGCATGGTGCAATTCGATGATGTTCTGTCGTATGTTCTTTTCCGCTCAGGAGTGTTGGCGAGACCGTCGTGAGACCACCTCGTTCGACGAACTTTTGAATGAGGAGGATCGTGTTGGTCTTGTCCGCAATCTTGTTTTGACCTGGCAACAGTATTCGGAGGCCTTTTTGGCTCTGGTTACTGGCCAGTGGGAGATCCTTGCTTCTAGTGGGATCTTCGGCACCGGTCCATATGGTACCCCATATACATGGTGGTTTTATGTGGCTTTACTGGTACTGGTAATGCACTTAGTTGTGTATTATGTCGCTAACAGTCAGGGTCAGAGATGGGCCCGAACTTTAATTCCCATGATGTTTGTCCTCAGCGCAATCATACCTTGGTCAATCTCGGTACAGTTGCTTACTGTTTGGATGGCAGCATGGACGGCTCCAATTGCCATTACCATTGGAGTTACGGATTTTGTGATTAATTGGGCTGGAGTAACCTGGATTTCCGGATACCTATTGTACCCCGTGTTCGCTTTGTGCTGCACGTGGGATTGGTTCCTGGTGAAACTTGGTTTTCCCAAGCCTGAAGCCCCCCACCATATTCCTGATAATGTGTTGCGTGTAGCGACCATTTTCTTTGTGTGGCAGACTTTTGCTCATTCATTTTACATCTCATTTCTTTTGGTAGCTTACATTGCAGTTCGCTACATTTACGTCATGGCCAGGGGCCCACTTCGGGTTGATGATACATACGTGACAGACAATGATGGGAAACGTACTTTAGTTAGTCATTCCTATGTTTATCGCGGTATCACCGGGTGGACTACCCTTGATCATTGGATAAATCCTGCATTTGGCCTCGGATTAGGCGCCCCTCCAAAGGCTGCTGAAATGAAGGCTGAAGCTCGCAAGGATATGGAAGCGGAGTTTGAAAAGAAACTAGCAATACTTACTGATCAAACGAACCGCAAGTTGGAGCACCTCACGGAAAAGCTTGAGGGCAAGACTGAACGTGAAATTCATAATGCCCAGAATCAAGCTAAACATGACGTGCAACAAGCAGAGAACCGGGCTGATCGAGAGATCAATAATGCCAAACAACAGGCAGCCCGGGAATTAGGCCAATCGGTGGCAAAGATTCGCAACACTGTGCAGACAGCGGAGCGTCAGGCGGTTAACGCTGCCAAGGATGCACGCCTCGCTGTGGCACGTGGAGTCCTAGATGGCGGTGCGTCTAACTTTGACATGACAGATGAGCAAGTTGACATAGCGCGTGGCGCCGTGAAAGCGGCTAGCAACATTCACTATCCTGGGAGTAGTGATGAGTGTGAAAAAGTGCGTGATGTTCCCAAAGCTGAAGCTTCCACAGGAACCCTCCGTTTGTGTTATAACGACGTGCAATACGTCGAGAATTATATCGCTTTTCGGAAAAATCAGTTCCCTATGCATGACGCTCCCTTTTTCGAGTATCAAGGCCCATGTGCTATTGTATATCTTTGGAAAAATGATGGGACGTTTGCAGGGACGGGTTTCCTTGTGGAGAACCATATCCAGACTATTGATCATAATGTGGTAACAGAAATCCTTGGAGGCCGACCGATTTATGCCACTCAAGCGTTTAACCCTACGGGGATGCGACAATTGACTATGGCACGGAGTGTCAACAAGATCTACCAGTTCAGAGTACCTGCGGGTTTTAATCTGGACTACCAATTGACCATGTGTTGTCCCACAGACAGCACGGGCCTAGTGTTAATCATGGGTATTCCTGATACTAACCCTTTGGGAAAGTCTGGCGGTATTGTTTGCGCCATTGGCACCTATTGGGATACAGCTGATCCACATAAATCAACAGGCTCGTACAGCTCTGACTCAGGCATGAGTGGTTCACCCATATGTCCTGCAGTCGGTACAGGAGCACAACGGGCCTTCGGCCGTCGAGTCATGGGAATCCATGAGAATGGAGGAAATCCCAATGAGTTTTACCGATATCAGAAGTCGGACATCAATGCTCTACGTGGTTTAGCAACCACAGAGACGATGGTACTCCCACCCTCAGAGCCACAGGCAGAGATGCCTAGTGGTGGCAAGGGGAAAACCAAGTTAGGTCGCGGACAAATCCGTAATGTCGCTCGGAAAATTGCTAAGGCAACGAATAAGGGCGCAACGGGTGGTATGCGTAAATCCCATTTTTGGTCTCGTTCCCTTGGAGAATGGGTTGACTATGGCGAAGCTGAGAAAGAGTTTCAAGACTCCTGGGGAATTGAGTACCCAGATGAGGAATCAAAGGCATACAAGGACTGGAGTCGCGAAAAGCGTAAAGCTTACGATGACTTTATCCGTGAAGCTTATGACCGCCCTGAAGACCGTCAGGATGAACCTGCCTACCCGGATGAACCCGAATACTGGACCGAGAGGGACAGTATGGAGGAACAGGAAAGGGAGTGGGATCGCCGTTCACGTGTCAAAATCAGAAATGCTGGTCGTAGTGAACCCCACCAGCCGCTTGCCCGAACAGATTACGGCAGTGGCAATTGGGGGGATTATGACTCTGAGGAGGAGTCGGGAAAGGGTAAAACCAAACTCCCGTACGTCCAACAACCTGAGAGTGATGATTCAGAACCAGAGAGACCTCGTGGTGCTGAGGCAAGGAAACGAACCCCACCACCATCACCTCCCAAGCCAGCACGTAAAAATGCTAAGCGAAAGGAGAAGAGAGAAGCAAAGCGGGTGACCTTCAGCAATCCAGAGCACTCACAAATGACCCAACCTGAAAAGGTGGACATTGATGAGAAGCATGCTCGTATGGTGTTGCTTGAGAATCAGGTCCGTGCAATGAAAGCACAGGTTGCTGCATTGTCTACGCAAAATACCCAGGCCGCACGTGAGTGTGACCTTTGGCCTCGTCCAGAGGCTGCTTCTGCTTCATCCATACCCCCACTCAAGCCACGGCAAACAGACTCATCTCGTGTAGAGAAAGAGAGGATTAACGCTGTGGCCAACGTGGTTTTTCGCGATGTTGGCGCCCAGTCGGCGCCACGAGCGGATGCCTGGACGGCGACAGGAATGCCACCGTCAGTTTGGAACAACTTGAGTGCGGAATTCAAACAATCGTTTCGGAACCTATCCATGGAAGAGAAACGACAGCATATCCGGAAGATGAGAACCCACCTGGAGCAGACCGCTCCAGTGGTTGGGTTATCCCAGATTGGTGGACCGTCCACGGCTACTCCGCCGCAGGTAACGGTCTTACCAGCCGATCCCTCACCTCCGTAATCCCTATGCATGAGCGTTTTGACCACGTTCAGACGGTTCCGGCCGTTCCGAGCGTGGTCATTCCGCCACGGCACCTGCGGGCGCTGTGTTGTGTGGGGTATCGGGATAAGGTGGGGTATTTGAATTCAAGCACGAACCGTGTCCATTTCCTTAATGATTTCGCTCATTTGCATCCGGAAGGTTGTTACGATAGGTATCGTTGGATGTTTCCATCCACGAATACTGTAAATCGTGCAACCCTACGCTACAATGATCCGATTGAACTAACCCTAAATCCTCAATATGTGGAAACGGCGATGCGACTTACAGTCGAGATGTTCGCCCCCATTGAGGGGACATGTAAGGTTAAGGATTGGCACGAGTTGCGTGTAAACATGAAATCTTCCACTGGCCCTTCGTTTGAACATGCGTATCGCAAGATGAAGCATGTGATGACGGAGTGCAAGGACGACCTTCAGAAGTGTTGGGAGTTCGCACACCAGTACTGGTTTCCTATGTACTGGAAGTGTAGTGGAAAGGTTGAAATACTTAAGTCCGCGAAAGTGGACGCAGATGATGGAAGAACGTTCCTATTCCCTGACGCGGATTTCCGCGCGTGTGGACAGCGACTTAATCAAGACATCAATGACCAGATGGCATCCGTGCCAGGAACATGGTCTGCGATAGGCTTTGATCGCACCCACGGTGGGTTTACCAGGCTTGGTGACCTATTCAGTCAGGAAGGGGACAAGTTCGAGGGGGACCTTTCTAAATGGGACTCTAGAATGGCACGGTTCGCATTCGCAGTTTGCTTGGCGTTCCGTTGGTGTATGCTCCATCCACTCTATCGCACACAGGCGATGTGGGATCGGATGGTTTACCATTACTACCATAAAGCCAAATCCCTAATCTTCTCCCCCTCTGGACAATTATTGTACTATGGGCATGGCAACAAGAGTGGGCAGGACAGTACGTCTTACGACAATACTATTTGGCACATTTTCATCTACCTTTACGGGTTGGTGGAACTTTGTGCCGAGAACAATGTCTGTCCCACACTTCGACTGTGCATGGATCTCCTCTTGCTTCGTCTCTATGGTGATGACTCCCTTGGCTTGGCCACGGAAGAACTCAAGAGATGGCTTGCCCCCCATGGGGGCTTGTTAAACTGGCTTGATGGATTGTACACCAAATTCGGCATGCGCTTTAAACGGGATGAATGTAAAATTCAGCCCACAGTTGCAGGTTTGAAATTCCTTGGTGGAGTATTCAAAAAGACCCCCTTCGGGTGGGCACATACCTTCGACGTGTCTCGTGTCCTGACCGCAATGGTCACTCAAGTGGACAAACCGTCGCATGAAGCACTATGGTCGAAGTGGACCTCTTTGTTGGCATTACTTGCCTTTGAAGATGAACGCCACTGGATCAGAGACCACATGATGAAGATGTATAGACTTTGGAGTGAGACTGGTGAGATCTTGGAACTGTCGTCGACATATATTCCATCTGACCATGATCTTTACTCGTTCTGGTTTGGTTGGGAGCATCCAGATTGCGCTCCCATCAACCTTGATCTATCTCATGTTGGTAAAGAGTACCCTTAATCCTAGGGGTACCGCCTTCTCTGGGCATAGGATAAAAAGACTTCGTAAGATGTCCAATAAACAATCCAGGAAGGCGACCCTAACCGAGCTCATTGCTGCCGGTGCCCTCACTCCAGAGGGAAAGAACTGGCTCATTGAGGCTACGGATCCATTTCATGATGAGCAGATCACTCTTGCCGGTTTTCCCGACATGAATGTTTCTGCCTCAATTGTACAATGCATAAAGTCCACACAGACGTTGAAGAAACCAGCCGCTATCACTGATACCGGAAACTGGGATGCCAACATCGCGTTGTGGCCCATTCCAAATCAAGTTGCTGACTCTGGGAAACAATGGACCACTGATACTGGTACCACCCCTTCTAGTCAGTCAAACTATCTACTGGGTTCCCTGCCTGAGTTTACCTCAGACATGGGTGTATTCCCAATTGGCGGTTGTACCGCATACTGCGTTCCTGCAGGTGAAGATACTTATGGTGGCGAAGTCCCCGCTGGGGGCTACGACGCCGAGGAAATCACGCTGTCGTTACCAACGCAGTTTATGCGTGGAGGTTCGCGCATTATTGGCATGGGTTTTGAAGTGATCAATACTACCGCCCCGCTCTACAAGCAGGGTGAGGTGATCGTCTACCGTCAGCCAAATCCGCAACCAGACCAAAAATACACCGCATACTTCTACTCCTACCAGGATCCAGAACTCCTGGCGAGAATGAAGAAGGCCCAGAAGGACCCTAAGTTCACTTCTGAACTGAAGGCGCTCGAAAAGGCAATTAAGGGAATGTGGGACCCCCAACGCAAGGACAATCCACCTGGCCGAATCCGTAGGGAGATGGCCATGCAGCGAGAGTTCCGCGAAAAGTGGGGTTTGCAAACAACCCGTATGGAAACCGAACTAACCAAGTTCGAGAAGGAGTATGGTGGCGAGCAGGTCCCAGCCCCGTCTGGCTGGGAACGTACCATGTACGCCTCCACCTATGCCTTAACTGCCCCTCCGGGCAGCGCAGCGCAGGCAAAATTTCTCGCAGGGTCCCAGCAATGGGAAGCGGAGAAAGGAGCCTACTGCGTGGCAACCATGAACACCTTGGACAATCCCTCCAAGTTCCAGGAACCTCAAATGGTTATAGCCTGGGACCAGTATGTTGAAAATGGTTTGGGCTCAGGCCTAGGGATTGGTACTGGTTGGACTCAGATGGACACAATTTTCGCTTCGGTGATTATGTTCCCACCAACCCTACTGATCGCACCATTCAACACTGCAGGGATGTACTTCCTCGGTCTGTCGCCTCAAACCACATTGTCAGTCAATGTCAACTGGTATATTGAGCGATTCCCTGACCCTAAGGAAGAAGATCTGGTGGTCATGGCATCACCATCACCGGGCTTTGATGCCACGGCAATGCATATCTACGCAGAGGCCATGAGAAGACTGCCGGTGGGAGTTCCGCAGGGAATGAACCCACTGGGAGAATGGTTTAACTCAGTCGTAAATTCGGTTGCAAAAGTTGTAGCACCAGCCCTTAAAACGGCAGGCATAGCGAACCCCCTGATGAGTGGTCTCGGCTACCTTGCTGATCAAGTAGCTGCTGCGACGGAAGTCGCACCAGTGAAAGCTCAGCAGAGGAAGAAGAAAGCTCCAGGAGGTCCAGCAAGGCCGAATGTGAATCAAACACGTAAGCGTAAGCAACGTGGTAAGACTCTCACTTCGGCACCGCCAAGGCCGCCGCGTCCAGCTCTACCCGCACCAGGGCACACCCTCGTGCGGAATAGAAGGAAGCTGAACACACTCGAATAGAGGAATAGCGTAAGTGATCGCTGCATTTTTAGGCGAGCACTAGTGAACCTCTGTGAAGATGAGTAGTGTAAAATCTCATTCAAGAATATCAAGATAATTCTTAGC